GTTTGATTCGTGTCCGGAGGCTCCGGTGACCAGCCAGGACCATCCCGTGGTTTGTTCCACGGCACAGGAAACCACCTGTGAAAATAATGGATCCGCCAGCTATCAAGTTTTGGAAGATAGACAAAGTGTAAACACCAACCCCTTGCGCGAAAATAAAGTGTGGAGGAAGAAAAATTCGGATGACGGTAGAGAAAAAGAAAAAGAAAAAGAAACTGACGAGGGTCAGAAGTCATTCAAGAGGCCACTGGCTACCAGGAAGCAGGTAGCCGGGAAGCCTGTCCGCGGACCTAAGTGCCATAAATGCGGACAGCTCGGACATATTGCTGCCAGGTGTCGCGAGAAGCAGAAGGAGTACCTACCAAAGTGCCACCGTTGCCAACGAACAGGGCACAAGGCTCAAGACTGCAAGGAAGTCGCAAGGCAAGTTAAAGATAAGAAAAATAAACAGCCGGACCTCGTTGCAATTTCTGAAAGGGACTCCGCTGCGCAAGATGCTGCTTCTGGGGATGTGATCAGGGAGCTGACACAGGAAGCAGAGGGAGAGAGCCGCAGAGCTGATGAGCTTCAAGAAAAACTTGAGGAGGCTGAGTGCCGCCTCGAGGAATTGGATCATGAAATTGACGAAGCGCGACAGAAGCTTTTGACAGAAGCTCGCGCCAAGATTTCTAATCTTAACATCAGCTGGAAGGACAACCGTGGACCGGGGCATACGTTGCGTAGCATGCTCTCTTCTTCGGCCGTCCCGGCACTTGCAATGTATCTGGGGCTAAGAGTTAGGAAGACGGCTTCCACTCTGTTGCCTGAGCAACCAAAAGGAATCGTTGCTTACGAGAAGAACATGGAGAGTTTGACTAAGAACTTCATGTCTGTCGTTCAGATGCTGTTGTTGCGCAAGCTAAGAGCCACTTTTTCGACGTGGCTGGCTTCCGCGATCGCTGCTGCTGCAACAATAGCGGTAACAACACTCTACGATTGGTATAGGGGGAAAGAAACGGCTTTGATCACGAAGCCTATCGAGTACACGTACACATTCGTAAGATGGCAAGATGCGGACGAAATGGCTAAGGTGGATCTTAGGCCAGAGGCCGTTAAACTCACGGACCTTAAATATGGTGAACCAATGTATGCGGTAGTGAACTGTAAGGAAAGTCACATACCGTTCTTCCCCAAGAATACTGAGATGATCGTGTCTGTTGAGGCGGTATCTCAGATTGCTCACCATTCCAACCTGTCGCCGACGCTGGACGACAAGGCATCAGCAGTTAAAATAGACAACGCAGGAGGCAAGTTGATGAGTGTCAATGTGGACCGTTTCGCTAACGTGGGAGACCAAAACATTGTTACCAACTCTGTAATGCTCGCGTATGGTCTACGTAAAGCGCAAATGAGCAAACTCGAGGCTGTCCCTTTTCCTCGAGCCAGCAATATCGTAGGATAATGACCTACGGCTACCGGTACGGAGAGGTACCAACGCCAGCTCTTAAGGACGGCGTCAAAGATCGCACTTTCATCAAGGAAGGTGAGTGCGACACCTCACGACGGCCACCGGTAGCCGTTTCCTTGGGCCCTCACGTGCAGGGAGTTGCCCTTCCTCATCCGTGCCCTGCGGATAAGGATACGATGATTGCTGGCGCTATCAAGCGTTTTGCTGCCAAACCACCGGAACCAGATGAGGAGCTACTACGTCAGTTTGAAGAGTATGTAGCTTGCTGGCTCACGAAGAACCTCGTTCCATTAGCTCCTGACGCCGACACGTCAGTGGAACGTTGGTTAAAACACTCAGGTTATCCCGAATGGAGGAAAGTGGACTTGCGCATGAAGTGGGCGCGAGTTGCATGCATTTGGGGTGACAAACGTTACATGAAAGTAAAATCATTCATGAAAGATGAGGGGTATGCTGCTGAGGAATATAAGCATGCCAGAGGGATAAATTCCCGCACTGACGAGTACAAGTGTGCTGTCGGCCCAATCTTCAAGTTGATTGAGACTGAAGTTTTTAAACACCCAGCCTTCATTAAGAAGGTGCCCGTGGATCAACGTGCCTCCTACATTATGGAGCGGATCTATCGAGAAGGGGGGACCTATATAGCCACAGACTATACCTCCTTTGAAGCGCTGTTCACCAAGCGTCTCATGGCAGCGTGTGAATTTCAGTTGTACCGTTACATGACACAGTACCTACCCGAAGCCAATGACTTTGATCGCCATTTGGAAGAGGTGTTGGGAGGTACCAACCACTGCTCCTTTAAGTTCTTTTCTCTCTGGGTTGAAGCAACCAGAATGTCCGGAGAGATGTGTACCTCACTTGGAAACGGCTTTTCCAATCTCATGCTGCTCAATTTCGCGTGCCATTCAATTGGCGCGGAGTGCCATGAGTGTGTCGAAGGTGACGACGGGGTTGCTCGGTGTGAGGGGGGGACCCCCACGCCTGAGCTCTTCGAAAAACTCGGAATGAGGATCAAGCTCGAGAAACATCTGGATTTGTCTCGGGCCTCGTTCTGTGGTCTCGTATTCGACATAGATGAGAGGAGAAACGTGACGGACCCTAGGAAGGTTTTAGCCTCGTTCGGTTGGACCGAACTCCGTTACGCGAAAGCCCGGAATAACAAGCTCCGCCAGTTGTTGCGCTGTAAATCGCTATCATTAGCATTTCAGTACCCTGGTTGCCCTATCATATCAGCATTGGCTAGGTATGGTCTTCGTGTCACTCGTGGAGTGACTGTGGGAACAAGAATCCTCGATCAAATGAGGTTTTATGAGCGTGAATTCCTGTTGTCTATGCTTGGACTGGAGGACTCCCCCGCGCACGGATTGCGCGGAGATTATGGTGTCCCGGATGTTTCCGTGGGCCCTCGAACCCGTGTGTTGGTCGAGGAACTCTACGGCATCTCAATTGCCCAACAACTCCATTTGGAGAAGATGTTGGATGACAAGCACGACGCGTCCCCGATCGATTGTAGTTGTATTGAATTCCCTCGGATTTGGTACGACTACTTTGGATCGTACGCCCTCGGCGTCAGGGTAGACAATAATGAATTGTGCTACCCGGGCCATCTTTGGGACAAGATGGCTGGCTTCAGTAAAGAATGGTAAATCCGGC